AAGTTCGACAAGCGTATGTCGCCGATGTTTATTCTGGCGGCTTTCCGATGCATTCGTAATGTGTGCGAGGCTGCAGGCATGAGTCCTGAACAGCTGCTCGCAATTGATTGTATTGCAGAAGATACCGCTTACCCTGTTACTCACGTGCAGGGGGACATCGTGGAGTTCATTGGATGTAATCCTTCGGGGCACGTCCTGACGGTGATCGTCAACTGCATTGTCAATTCCCTCTACATGAGGTATGTGGCATTGGAGTTGGGTGGAGAGAAGTCTCTGGAGGATTTTCAGAAGATGGTCCACTTGATTACCTATGGTGACGACAACATCATGGGCGTCAATGATGCCTGGGGTTGGTTCAATCACACCGCCATTCAAGAAGTTCTCGCGAGCTTCGGCGTTGTGTACACCATGGCCGACAAGGAATCTGAGTCACGACCCTATATCAACATTCGGGAAGCATCGTTTTTGAAACGCCGTTTTATCAAGACGGATAGTCATTTTGCGTGCCCGTTGGATTGGGAGTCGTTGGACAAGATGTTGACCTCGTGTGTTGCCAGCAAGTCCGTGTGCGAACAGGAACAAGCCGCTTCGGTGATCCGTAGCGCCGTCGGAGAAGCATTTCAGTATGGTCCTGAAACCTTCAAGATTACTTGTGAGAAGTTGCGAAGGATGGTGAAGGCCAGTAATCTGGACGCTTTTGTGACGGATTCAACGTTCCCCGTGTACGAACAGTTGGTGGAAGCCCACTACCGTGCATGCACTCGCGAAGAGTGCACGAGTTGCAAGGAGGCATTACTCGGTTTCGATCAAAATATGGCCCCTCTCTCTGATAGATCCCTGCAAGAAGAAAGCGATATTCTTCCTGCCACGCTTCAGACCGTATCCCACGCGGGCGTTCCCCTAAGTTCCTATTTAGGAATGATGTAGTTGGACATCAACATCGCAACCCACTCCAGGTGATTGGATCATTACCCTGGTTTTACATTTGGTCTGCTATTTGTTTTTACGAGTATGTTGAGGACGATTGGTGCTTCCCTGCCACGTCCCCCCTATTGAAGAGGGAAAATGCAATGTTACAAAGTGGAGTTATTTCCGAGCCATTGGCGATTGGGAATGTTCAAGAGAGCGCAGTGCGCGTTTAGAACGTTCTATTTACCGATGCAGAGGTTACGGCTCCCGAAAATGTCACGCCCGATTTGGAACCGACTTATAATGAGACGACTGATGAGGTAGCGCATCTAGGAGATTTCTTGGCGCGCCCGGTGTTGATTGATCAGTTCGTGTGGAATGAAAGTGATTCGTTCACGTTCACACCCCGAACTATTCGACCCTGGACGCTCTATTTCTCGAATAGTGCGATACAAGCAAAGTTACAGAATTACAGTCGGCTTCATTGCAAATTGATGTTAACCTTCCGGTTCAATGCATCTCCGTTTTATTACGGAGCTTTGCGGGTCATTTATGACCCACTAGCAACCGGAAAGTTCGACCCTATTGAAGGCTACGATAAGATTCCTATGTCACAAACTCTTGGAGTGATGTTGGAACCTCAAGTGTCATCGATGGCTTCTCTCGAGTTGCCGTTCGTTTGGCCGCATTCGTGGTTGGATACTGGAGTGTTGAATCAATTTGATCAGATGGGCAAGCTCATGTTTGAACCTTTTGTCTCCCTGGCGTCAGCTAATGGAGTCACTGGAACTGGTATCACCATCTCGACGTATGCTCACGCTGTCGATCTGGAGATTGCTGGTCCCACTGTGGCCCCGTTGTTGCAGTCAGGAGTAGTGTCTGGTCCAGCCTCGGCTATTGCTGCCACAGCCCGAAAGTTCTCGAACGATCGGACAATTGGAGCATATGCTAGGGCTGTTGATGTGGGTGCATCAGTGATTGGGGGTATAGCCAAGTTTTTCGGCTTTTCCAACCCACCAGTTACTTCTGATGTTATCCCTCACCAGAACAAGGTCTTCCACGCATTCGCCAATGTGGAAACTTCGATGCCTTTGGACAAGCTCGCGCTTGATCCTAGCAACGAGGTAACCATAGACTCACGAGTCGCTGGGGATAAAGGTGATGATCCGCTTGTGATAGCGGGTATCGTCTCGAAACCCTCCTTGGTTGCCACTCTGACTATGTCGAGTGCTATGAATGCTGGAACAGTGATTGGCTATGG